GGTATGGGGGGAAGAGGGGAAAGGGGGGAAGAAGCGGGAGGGGAGAGGGACGGCGGTGGTCTTGTGGTGGTGGCAGCGGCGGTGGTCTTTTTTTTATCCAGCACCTTTCTGCGGGCATCCGCAGCATGGTCATCTTCGCGGCTTCGCGAAATTGATAGCCACGAGGCAGACCATTTTCGTGGTGTCGCGCAAATGGTTCTCGCTGCCCGTTTTGTTGGGGTCAACAAAACGTCTTGCCATTTTTGCCCAACAAAAAAATCAGCAGGGGGGCTTGACAAGCGGGGCAATCTGGCATATAATCATGGCATCTTGCTTCTCCGCTCTGCTCCTCTGCTGATTCTCCTGCTTGTCCTCACGCGCTTGCCGCTCTCAGGCGTTCGGGGATGTGCGGTTCTTTCTCGCCGGTTCTCATGTTCCCGACATTCGCGCCGGGGACATCACGGTTCGCCCTTCTCAGCATCCCCCTTGTCCGCCATGCGCTTTAAGCTATCACGTTCCTCCTTGCGCTCCTGACGCATCCGACGTTCCGCCTTCGCGGTGAGGTACTCAACGTAGTCCATCGCCTCGCGCACAACGTCATCCGGCGCACCCATCAGCTTGGCGATAATCGCCTCACAGGTTGCGTCGAGAATCGGGCGGTCTGACGTCCCTTGCGGGTTGTTGGACAGTCCGCAAAGGTAGTCGGTGGTCACGCCGAGCGCTTCGGCGAACTTCACGACGCTGGTAATCTCCGGCGTGATGGTTCCACGCTCATAGCACGAATACGTCGCTTGCGACACTCCAACGATGCTTGCCATTTCGGCTTGCGTCTTTTTTTTTGCCTTTCTCGCTTCCTTGAGCCTATCTCCAAGCATAAAAACACCTCAAAATTTTTTTGCGTATTATCTTGACATATAAAATCGAGTGTGCTATTATTAGCATTGATAATAAGCACTGATTGGAGGGATGCGGATGCAGAACCGATTGCGCGAGTTCCGCGCAAAGAAGGGCTTTACGCAGATGCAGCTTGCGTGCGAAATCGGATGTGAGCAGGGTCTTGTGTCTCTGTATGAGAGGGGTGTAAATACCCCGTCACTGCATAACGCTCTTCGTCTTGCCCGTGCGCTTGGTACGACGGTCGAAGCCCTTTTCGGGGGTGAGGTCGATGGCTGAGAAGCTTCGGCATTTTCTCCACGTCGCAGAGGAACAAGACATCAGCGTCTCCGCGCTGTCCGAGAAGTCAGGAGTTCCGAAGTGCATGATGTACCGCTACGCAAACGGCGACGCAAGCCCGAGGATTAAAGCCATGCGGCGGATTGCGAATGCGCTTGGGTGCGACATTGCCGAGGCATTTCCGGAGGTTTTCACCGTTAAGCCGCAGGACATCAAGACGAAGAACATCAAGGCAGGAACGCCAATTAGCACGGGGAAAATGGCGCGAAGATACGGACTAACAACTGCCGCGCTGAATGATATTCTTCAGCGCGCCGGAATCCAGCAGCAGATGCCGGACGGCTCATGGCGCGTCACAGGAGACTATACAGCCGCGGCTGTATATAGGGCGTGGAGAGATGAGCATGGCGATGTACGCTTGCTGACGTTCTGGACGACGAGCGGACAGAAATGTGTCCGAGATGTTCTTGACGCTTACGGATTTCGGATGGCTGGCGTGAACGTGGGGTCGTCGGAACGCCCGACAAGATAGTCGAGCGACACGCCGTAGAAGTCGGCGAGGGCTATCAGGGTTTCTCCTGATGGGCTGACAGAGCCGCGCTCATACCGCTGATACGCCTGATAGTGTATCCCGATAGCTTCGGCGACTTGCAGTTGCGTCTTGCCCTGCAAAGAACGGACACGGCGAAGTCCGGCGGCAATTGCACACATAAAAACCTCCGAAAGGGGTTGACACAACAAAAATGTTGTGCTATTATATCAATGCAACAGAAATGTTGTATCAAGCAAGAAGGGAGAAGCGGTGCAGAATCAGGCTTTAAAAAACGCAAGAATCCGTGCTGGGCTTACACAAGCACAACTTGCGGAATCTTGCGGATTAGCGGTTCAGCACTATCAGCGGTATGAGTACGGCAAAGTCGAGCCAAGCGTTCTGGTAGCGATTCGTATCGCTGACGCGCTGGGGGTGGAAGACATCAGGGCGCTATTTGGATAGGCATCACAAAGGCATTCCAACTGGCTTCTTGCCCTTCTCGCAGACGATGCAATACACAAAATTGCCATCTGCGTCCGTGAAGTATAGCGAAACCTCATTCGGCGCAATATCGGCAATCGTCTGCAAGACAGAGGCGTATTTATCGCGGATTTTGGTAAAGTCTGACGATGTTCCTTCCTGCTTCGCCTTGATAAAGCTGGTCGAGAATGCGCCACCGACACGGATTCCGTAATCTCCATCGGCGTAGATTACCGACTGCAAAAAATCCGACTGACCGTACACCTCGTTGATTTTCTCAAAAATCGCCGGGTCTGCACCTTCTTTAACAAAGCTGTTTGTATCGGCATTGATTGGCAACTTCGTCTCCTTGATGGTATAGACTGCGCCTTCGGAGGACATAATCAGGAAGGGTTCGCCAGAAAAGTCCCTCGAGAAAAAGAAATCAATCTCGACGCAGTACGAATCATTGCAGAACTCCCAAGTCATCTCCGTAATCTGAACCAGCAACTCGGCATACGAATCCTTGATTTCCTTGTAATTTTTAGGGTCGCATGTTGCGAATGTTGCAGTGTTTTGAGACGACACCTTGATGATATAACAATGCCGTTCGGGGTCTAAGGAAACATTGTAGTACAATCCGATTGATTTGTCATCTTTGCAATATGCTTGCAAAACCCCCAAGAGGTAGTCTTCCAACGCGGCTTTTTCCGCCAGCGCGGGGACACAGGAAGACATCAGGCAGCAGAGAACCAGCAGGACGGAAACAAACTTCTTCATCGTGATGATACCCCTTTCGTGTTTTGGAGGTGTGAACGTGTATCAGAGCACACGGCAGTTAGAACCTCGAATCAAAGAAATGCAGAAGCGAATCAAATGTTTCGAGCAACAAGTGAAAGCGACCTGACCGATACCGTTCCATCTCTTCCAGAGCGTGACGGTTTAACTGCGGTACATAGTCCGGCGGATGTGCTTCAATGTCTGCGGGGCATAGCGGTTGCTCCAAGAAGCCAGATGTACGCAACTGCGCAAGCTGTTTCTCCGGAAGCTGTTTGCCGCGCTGAAGGTCACGGCAGAGACGATATTCTGACTCAAGCAAGGCATACTCACCACCTTTCACGCATACGATAAGAGCAGGGAGGTGAACCCGATGTACCACGTCAACCCGCCCGACATCGAGAACCGGGTGAAGTACACCATCACGACGCGGCGGACGCGAAAAAGGCTTTGAACGAAAGCAACGTCTAATCCGCACAAAAACGCCCGCAGGAGCGCTTGCACGTCGGGACTGGTATTTTCCTCACCTGACGGGCTGAAAGCGCTCAGAGAGCCGTTTTTGCCTTTGTAGAGTGTGTGTCCGACGCAAACGCGCATCAGGAGCGGGATGTGATGAACTCGATGTACTTCATCACATCCGCACGCTGGAGCGCGGAAAGAGACTTCACCTGTTCTACCAGTGGGTCGAAGTCGGGCGGCGAGAACGCGTTCTCATCACGCCCAACGAGCGTATCGAGCGAAACGCCGAGGACATCCGCGATTGCGAGAAGACGCGTCGGAACGGGGTTGCTTCTTCCAGATTCATAGTTCTGGATTGTAATCTCTGCGACATTGGCGCGTTCTGCAAGCTGTTGCTGGGTCAGCCCGTTCGAGAGCCGAAGCGCAAGCAGAATTTTCGGGAACGGCACGGTGCATCACCTCACTTGCGCGGATTAGCCCGGACATAGCGAGCGTACCGCATGACTTCTTCCCGGTCAGACGGAGCAAGCGCGGAAATCTCCAAGTAGAGCGTGTCCGTCTCTTTTGGAGACGGCGCACCGTCGCACCCGGCAAGATAATCGTAGGAAACGCCGAAGAGGTCGGCAATTTTTCCGAATACCTCAACGCTGGGTGAACGCTGGCACTTCTCCAGCTGCGTTACGGACGCGCCGGAGATACCAAGCGCATCACCAAGCGCCGCAACGGAAAGCCCTGCTTGCTTGCGCAACGCCAAAAGGCGGGAAGCAAATTTTTCTCGCGAAAACATTGAAAACCTCTTGACATCAACGCAAAGTTGATGTATAATGGCAACAAGCAAGCGGAAAACACTTGCTGAGAGTTGATAGGAAGGGAGCAACAATGAGAACCGCATTAAAGCGGGTCAGAGCCTTGCAAGGATGGTCGCAAGCCGATGTTGCAAAGCAACTCGGAATTACGGTACAGGCTTACAGCCTAATCGAGACTGGGAAGCGTGACCCGTCCTATCCTGTGTTGGTAGCGCTGGAGGACGTATTTCACACTTCCCATCGAGTACTACTGAGAGAGGAGTGACACGGAGATGCCACACGCAGACCCGGCAGGATTCGTCTTTTTGGGCTTAAGCATCGCACTTATCGCCGCGCTATGGCTGATTAACGAGGTAGCAACCTACATCAGCGTAGAGCGCGAGGGACGCAAGTCGCAGAGATGACAGAATCCTGCACACAAAGCATAACACAAGGGGATTGACAAAATCAAACGTCTATCCCCAAAGAAGAAGAAAAATCAAATTTTTTTAGCGAAAAACTTGACCGCTGGGCAAGTTAAGGAAAGGAGAAACGTTGGTAAACATTAGAAACCTTGCGGAAAGCAGGGGGTTGAAGATGGCGGACATTGCGCGAATTACGGGCATTTCAGAATCAATGCTTTCGCGGATTGCGAATGGTGAACGCAACGTTACGCCGAAAGTTGCAAAAAGCATTGCGCCGACGCTTGGCGTGAACTGGTGGGAACTCATCGACTAAAAAGCGCAAAGACAGAAAGGGGCATCACAATGGAAAAGGATTCTATCAAGTTGCAAATTGCAAACCATAGCGGTTGCGTGTCGCGCGGGGACGCGAACATGACGATTTTCGCCATCCGTCAGAGTGTGCGGAAGCTGAAAGCCATGACGCGCGACGAGTTCGCGAAGTTGGGGAGCTGGGACGACATCAACAAAGCATATAGCGCGTATGAAGCCGTGATGGAAGCCCTGCTGTTGGCGGTTGAACATGAAATGGAGGGGTATCACAATGAGAAATGAAGTTATCAAGGTGCCAATCGTGAACCGTCTGCTGGACGAGTACGGCAAGGACATTCAGAGCCAGTGCCTGGGCGGTTGCGTGTCGCGCTGTGACGCGAACAAGACGATTTTCGCCATCCGCCAGAGCGCGCGGAAGCTGAAAGCCATGACGCGAGACGAGTTCGCGAAGTTAGGGAACTGGGACTACATCAGCGAGG